TCGAGTCCGGGCACAGCCAATTCGCCACCTGCGTGATATTCTGCATGACTGGCAGCACCGAGGCCGACCGCCGCCAATGCTGAAAACAGCCTCCCGAACCCCCAGAAGCTCCCCACCCGCACCCCGGTTCCCGATATGGAGCCGCGCTGCCCATCGCTTAATTAGTTGGGCAATTCCCGCCCCCCCCGCCCAGCCTCACATCCTCCTCAGCGCTATTATGCCCATCATCCTCCGAATCATCCTCGGGAATCGTGAATAATCCGTAACACCGCTTCTTCGACCCGTCCGCCGCATCTATAAAATGCACCCTTCGGAACACCGCCTGAATTGGCATCTCATCCGGCTGCCCCGCATTCTGCAAATCCCCCAGGCTCAGCCGCACCTGCGGACTCGTCTCCACCACATCCCCATTCTCATCCAGAATGCGGATCCCCATCTCCCCATTCTCTGCATCCCGGTAAATCTGGACAAATTGGCTCATCAGTACTCGTGCGTCACCGAATCATACCGATTTCCGCCGGGCGCGTGCGCTGTATCGTCTGTAGGAGCATCCGCCCCCGTATCCACACCCCTCCCAGCCGTGCTGCCCCCGCCATCACCCCGGCTGCTCGACATCTTCCACGAAGTGCGAAACCGCGTCGCCCGCATCAATTCCAGCCTCATGTCAATACTCGCCAGGTGCGCCGGCCCATACACCATCTCCACATTCCCAGAACACGGCCGCTCCACGATTCGCTGCGGCAACACGTTCCAAAACGTCGTGTTCGGCCCCACTAACCGATACCGATTCCCAAAAGTAATATCCCCCCGTCCCTGCGCCCCCGTAAATTCAATCGTCCCTGCCCATTGCGGAACATTCGTGCTCCGGTAGATGGATTCCGCCACACCCACCGGCACCGTCTCGCCCGGCGTCAACGAGGTCATCGCCGTCAGCGTCCCCGACACCGCATTCGTCAACTTCACCCGCTTATGCACCACCCGCAGCCGCGGCTCCACGTCCTTGATCTTTTGGCCCGCATCCAAATACCGCTTGTATGCTATCTCCGCCCGAATCGTCGCAGCTACCCACCCCTTCCCCATCCCCGACGCCCACTTCGGCAGATGCGAATCCAGCAGGATATTCGGCCACGCTGCCGTGTTAATCGCCACCCCCGCAGCGTCCACCACAGACGGCGTCCCCACCACGATCGTCCCCTGGTCCACCTTCGGGTCATTCAGCGTCTGGTCATGCAGTATCCACCACAGCTTCTGCGCGGCCTGGTCCCCTCCCAACAGCGCCGACAGCGGCTCCGTGTTCACCGTCGCCGTCTCGTACGTCACCGACGCCCCCTCCAGCGGCACGAAATGCACCGAGGCCATCGGAACAAACCCATCATTCGGCACCTGCGCCCCTCCGCCCACCGTCGTCACCCCGTTCGGATAGTCATCAATATAGCAGAACGGGACCGTCTGGCCCCCAATACTGTTGCTCCCCCAGTAGTAGATCACCACCGCCGGCAGCGCCTTCCAAGTCTGCCCCTGCACGCTCACCTGCCTCTCCTGCTCTGCCGTGATATTGATGATCACCTCCGGCAGATTCGTGTAGTCCACAAATACCGGAAGGAGCGGGTTCGTGTAATCCCACTTTGCCAACGTCCGCACATGCACCGTCGGAGGCACCGTAGTCTCGTCCACATAGACAATGCTGTCCGGCTGAAACCGTAGCACATCAATGATCGCCTCCGAGCACAGCATCGACGCCACCCGCTTAATCCCGATGAACAGCTTTGGCTCGATCGTCCCCACCGTCAGCACATCCTGCGCGTTGCTGCGTCCTTCCGTAGCCCCTCTTTTGGTGACGTTAAAGCACTCATTAACCCAGTTCAATATCTCGGTAATCTCCTCACCATTGGTCTGCATCTGCGTGCTATAGCCCGTCAGCTCGCCAGGCACCACGGCCTCGCCCAAAAAGACCTCCGGCGTGAATAGATTCGTAAACGTCTCAGGAGGAGTGGCCTCGCTGTTGTAAGCCGTCACGACGTATCGCGGCTGTTGGTAAGTATGCTGCTGCAGGAGCCACCAGATATTGTGCAGCCGATAGATAACGTGTTGCGCCCCCCCATAGTTCCGCCGCGTCGGATCATCGAAATACCCCTGCGCCCAGATCGTTCCCCCCGAGAACGTCCCATTGCTGGCCTGCAGCCGATCCCGATAGATCACTGCCTTTTCACCCGCCAGCCATTGCGTCGGCCCCGCGTCAAATGCCTCCGCCGTCCGCAGCGTTACCGACCCGTTCCCTTTGTTTTCGCTTTCCCGAGCGTAGTCGTCCACCACGCGCCAATCCGCGAGCGTCTGCTCCACCGCGTTGTACACCAGTGTCCACATCTAAATTCCTTCGTATTTCGGATTTTCCGCTAGGGCGGGCTCGCCAGCCCCCTCTGCTGCTTCTCCAGCGCTTGTATCTTCCTCGCCAGCTCAATTACCTGCCTTGTGTTCACCTGCAGGGCGCTTAGCATCGCCTGCCCACCTTCCACGTGCGCCTGATTCATTAGCTGCGCCGCGACACGAATTTCCGATGCCTGTCGCACCGAAATATGACCCCCTTGCCGCAAAATCGTTTCAGCGCCGGCCACATCATTGAACAACTTTCCCTCTGGACTATTTAGGATCTCCGTCTCAGCGCGAGTTTGGCGCGTCTGGCTCCTCATTCTGAGAGCGCTAGTCCCGCCAGCATTCAGCGTGTCCGCCGCCTGCGACTCCGCCACGAGCTTATCCCTCATTTCCCGCGCCTTGATCCGGCTCGACTCCGCCTCCTGCAGCGCCTTGCGGTCCTCATCAGCCTTCGCCTTCAGCCCAGGCTGCTTCTCGATCGCTAGATCCAGCACCGCCTGGTTGGAATCCCGCGCCGCTGCCTCTGCGGCCGTCAAATGCGGCTGTTTCTTAAAACGCGCTTGATTCTCAATCGCCGCGCTGATTCTCTCCGCATTCGCCTGTTCATCCCTTGTTGATCCCTCGCTATTCCCCGCCAAGCCCTTGATGCGCGCCAAATCCCCTAGTTTTTCCAAGGCCCCCTGTTCCTTCCATTCCGCCGCCAGCCGCCCTTCCCGAGCATCCTTTTCCCGCTTCACCTGGCGCTTGTCAAATTCGTTCTCGATCACATCCTTGCGCGTCGCTGCTTCCGCCTCTGTCATTCCCAAAGCTTTTGCTCGATCAAGCTGGGCCAGCGCCAGCTCCTTCTCCGCATCATCACCGCCCTTCGCCGCTTCCTCCTGGGCCTTCATCAGCACCGTCGCGCGCTCAGTCGCCGACCCCAGCCTCTCCTGCGCCGTCCCGCCCGCCCCGATCGTATCGAAATATTCCAGCAGCGCCGCCCGCGCCGCGACAATTCCCATCTCGAAATGCGCCATTTGGGGCGCCAGGCTCGTAATTCCAAGCTCCCGAGTATCCCGCTCCGACGCGGACTTCATCGCCATATCCAGACCCTTCAGGGCCGCCGCAACTCCCATGATCGCCAGCATCGGAGGACTCCCAAACGCATGCATCAGATTCATGCCTAAATGCGTTACCTCCGGCCCCAGCAGCCGCAGCGCATGTCTCATCCCGCGATGGCTGACGTGCATACCATCGGCCGCCCCCTTGCCATCCTTCAGATTCTGAATATACTGCTGAGTCTTCGGCGACAAGCTATCCAGCTCCGCCTTCGCCTCCCGCGCCCCAGACGCATCCGACGAAGTCGTTATCTTGATCTTAAACTCGCGCTCGTCTCCCATGATCTATTGGCTCTTGGCTGTTGGCTCTCGGCTATTTCCCCTTGGCCGTTCGATGTTGGATGTTGGATGTTGGATGTTCGATGTTCGTGCCCCGCGGCTCAGTTCGCCCAATAAAAGTTCGTCCCATTATACCGCAGCGCATTCCCCGCGCCCGGCGCATTGGTCGCCGTGATATACCGCGCGTTCATATTCGTTATCCCCCCACCGTTCCCTTGAATCGACCCACCCAGAAAACGAAAGCCATTTCCAGCGAAGGCGCTGAATTGAGCCGTTGCGGTGCTGCCGAAAGTGGTGCCATCCGACCAGACATAAGTGTAGTCGTTAGTAGCGTTTGCATAGGCTCCCGCCGCCCGAGAAGCATATCCTGATGCGGTTGTATTAAGCCCTTCAGCATGGGAGCTTACGTTCGATGCTAGTGTCCCATCCCCTTCAGCATGAGATGACCTCCCGTATGCTTTAGTATTGTATCCTTCAGCGTGTGCGTTGGTGTTAGTTGCTTCCGTAAAACTTCCTTCAGCGTGGGATTGCGCTCCGTATGCTTTATTACCGTATCCTTCAGCATGTGCGTAGACGTTAGTTGCTTGCGTGTCCCTTCCCTCAGCATGAGAAGCTATTCCTGTAGCTTTTGTGCCAGACCCTTCTTGCACCCTTCCGCCCAGAATTGTCAGCGCCCCGCCGAACGTGTTCGTAACCGCGTTCGCCGCATCAATCGAAATCGGTCCACCCGACCAATTAGTCGTCAACATATCCCCCGTATTCGTAATCCAGTAGCTATACGTAATATTCGTTTGACCCGCGAAGCTCACCGTCAGCAGATTCGTCGTCAGCACCGCCGCCCAATTGGTCTGCCCCACGTTATTGGTCGTCACCGTCAGCGTCGCCGATCCCGGATCACCCACCGCCCCGGACAACGACAGCGTATAGGTGTTGGGCGTCAGGTTCATCACGATGACATTGGTGCCCCATCCAGGTACCACATTCGTCGAGTAGTAAACCAGCGTTGCCCCCCAATACCAGTTTGTCCCATCGGTTGTCGGGCCTTTGCCCGGCACGACGGTGAGCGCGCGCCCGCTGACCAGTCCGGAATCGGTCTTGAGCGGCAGGATCACCATCGCCGTCCCGTTTGTGCTTACCGCTTTTGCCGGCAGGACCAGCGTCGCCGCGAGCCCAACTATCATCATAATCTTTCTCATAGCTCTTTTCTTTCTGTATTCCCGTTTGCCTTTGGTCAGTTCGGATCATTCGACGGTCCTGAATTCGCAGCCCCGTTATCGGAGTCCAGCGCATCCAACTGCGTCACCCCGAAGGTGTAACGCAGTGCCCACTCGCACCCGTTCATCTTCACTGGATCAACCCTCCGGAATGTCGCCCCGGAATACGACCAAATGGTTGCCCCAATCGTCACCACCAGCTTCCCGTCACCCGCCAGCGCCGAACTCGCCTGCAGCCGTGCCACGTATTGGAACCAGGCCGCCCCGTCGTCAAAGGATGGGTGGGAATGGCTTACCGTTACCACGGCGTCCCCAAACACGTTCCCGCGCATGTAGCGGAAGACTGAAGGACCAAACGCCAGCCGATCCACTTGCTCCTCGCCCTGGGTAGGCCATTGCTCGAATACCGGCCACCAGCCCTGCGACAGGTCGCACAGCGTTATTGCGCCGCCGCCGGAAGGCGTCCAGACGATCGTGTAGCTTCTGCCCACAGTATTTGGCGCGTAGCGCTTGGCGCCTGGCGCTTAGCGTTTCAGTTATTGCCGGACTTGGCTTCAGCCTTTTCGGCCTCCGCCTGCCGAGCTAATGCCGCCACGTGTTCCTGAGAGTTTTCACACGCCGTCTGGAGTGCGCCGAGCGCCATGTTCAGAAATGGCGTGCGCGGTGTGATCTTCGCGTTGGCTGTCATCAGCTCCTCAATCGCTGCAATATGTTCTTCCATAATATCAGTTTTGTTCTTCGGCCTTCTGCCTTCGGATTTCTGCTTTCTGCTTTCTGCTTTCTGCTCGGGCTACGCCACCGTAGCGACCGCTCCCATCGCACCAGCCGTCACCGCCCGGGTCGTTTCCCATACCGTCTCGCCGATGCGCAGCGGCTCGATGCCGAACATCGTCGAGTTCTCGATGATGCCGGCCGTCTTCAGCACGATCGACTTCGCCCCGCCCGTCAACGTCAGGTCCGCTGCATTCGCGCTCAACAGCGTCCCGTGCGCCGCCGTTACTGCCTGGGCCGTGTCGATCTGCGCCGCAGTCGGAACAATCGGAATGCACTTGCACTGGGCGACCATCGTCCCCTCGCCTACCGTCATGTCCACCGTTCCCCAGCCTTCCACTTCGACTGGCTTCAGATCCGCGTTCCAGGACAGGTCAAAGCCTTTCTGCCCCACGAACGACGTAAGTCCCGTCTTCCCCGTCCACGCCGCCGTCCAGCGCGTCTTGAGGAAATTCGTCAACGCCAAGCTTGTCGGTGCCGCGTAGGTGCCCGTGTCGCGCGTGAAATATGCCGCCGCATCCTCCGGATTGGCCGCCCCAGCGATGATTGATGTCATTTCCACTGCCGCCCCCCATAACTCGCTATCAACGCCCAGGTGCACCCCGACCAGCTTCGTAATCTGCGTGTTGGCGTAGGTGATCCGGTCGTTATTCCGCGCCTGGATCACCATCGGCAGGTCCGCTCCGGTTCCGAATACGGAGGCCCCCGGCACCGGATTCATCAGCCACGACGGGAACAGCACCGTCAGATCCTGATACAACCCGAACAGCAGCAGGTTGTTTTTGATCACCAGGTCCTTCTTGGTCTTGTCGATCTGGCCCGTTAACGAGCTTTTAACCGGGTTGAACACCGGCGCGTGTTTCGTATCAATATCGCCGCGCAGGTAAAGCGTTGCGCCGTTGAACGTGACGAATGCCGGCCCCCGGCCCAGTGATGCTCTTGTAAAAGGTGCTGCCATAATCTCAGTATTTCAGTGTTTCAGTGTTTCGGTCTTCGGTCTTCAGTCTTCGGTCTTCGGTCTTCGGTCTTCGGATTTCATATTACCTGTATGGAGGCCCACTCCACCTGGCTTCCGATCATCCCCGGCACCAGCGCGCAGGCCCGTATCGTCAAGCCCGCCGCCGGCACCGGGATCGGCCCCGCGTAAAGCTGCGCCCTCGATCCCGGAACCGCATCTGCCGGCCCCGGAAAACTCTCATCCAGCGTGAACCAGATCGCCGCGCCAGCCGTCGCGCAACTGATCGCCACCTGGTTCCCCGCCTGCGCGAACGCCACCGACGCCACCTGCGCCATCGGCTCAGTATCCGCCTCCCATGTGTAAAAGTTCACCATCCGCGACTGCAACTCGCTCGCCGCCAGCTTGATGACCCCAGGCTCGATGCAGGGCTTGTCGCAGACAAAATCAGTCGTCAGTCCTCCCAGCCGCAACGGCTTCACGATCTTCACCAGGTGCCTCGCCAGCCACCGGCAAGACAGCTTCAGCCCATTCGGCCCCTGGTTCAGCTCCACGTTCTCGATGACCTGGAAGGAGACAAACAGCTTCATCGGCCCGAAGCCGACTTCGTCATAGGCATCGTCGGCCACCATCGGCAGCACGATCAACGCCGTCCCGATCTTCCCGCGCTTGGAGGTTATCGCCGCCTGCTGCCGTTCCATTTCAGCCAGCACATTGCCCCTCTCGGCGACCACGACCGGGATCTGCGCGAAGATCGGGTCGCACTGCACCCAGGCCGCCAACTCCGCTGGCACCTGGTCAGATAGTTGCTCGGGCGTGATCATGCTCCGTTCTCGCCTTTCAGCTTCTCCCAAGAGTCCTCTATCGCCTGGCTAACCATCTGCCCATATTCCGCCAGGTGCTCCCGGATCCCCGTCCTCACCGGCGCCCGTTCCGGCATCACCACATCATGCGCGTCTGCCGACCACCGCACCGTCTTGAAACGCTTCTTCACACCTTTGCCGGCAAATACTGCCAAGTGCGGAAACCCTTCCTGCCGCGCCAAAGTCCCGCGCTTATTTATAGTCTTCAGTCGCACCGACCCCACGCTAGCCTCGCGGTGAATCGTCCCCCCAAACTCATGAATCGCCGCATACTTCACATTGCTCCCAATCGAAGACTCCACCCGATTGTCGGCGATGGTGACATCCCCCGCGTGCAACGAACCCAGCAGCCGGCCTGATCGCACGCCAAGCTTGTGTTCCTCCACCGGAAATGGACCCTGACCAGTCAACCGTTCCATCTGGATGCGCGACACCAGCATCACGTTGGCCTTCTGCATGCCCTTGGCGATGTCCACGAGCATCGAGTTCGGCATATCGGTCACATGCCGCAGGATCTCCTTAGCGCCCTCGCTCAACTCGATTTTGACCTGATCACTCATTGGCTCTTGTCTATCGGCTATCGGCTATTCCCTTCACGTTTCACGTTTCACGTTTCAAACCGGCTGCATGACGGTGTAATTGCCCATCGTGCGCTTCACGGCCGCCGAGTAATCGAGCTCGCCGATCACCGTCTGCACGTCCGGCCTCTCCACCAGCCCGCTTCCCAGCTTGTCATACGCATTCCACACCTGGCGGCAATGGTTCAGCCACGCCAGCCGAAGCCCATTCGGAAGTGCCACCGAGCCAGCCGGCTGCGCGCTCGGGTAACCCGCCTCCTCAAGGTCAAGCATCTCGAACCAGTAGCCGCCCGTGTAAGTAAACCGCGCCTGGCCCCAATAAGGCCCGGCGTCCGGAGGCTCCGGCAGATAGACCAGGCCCGCTAGCAGGCTGGTGGACTGGATGTAGGAGCTGTCCTGAACGATCCAGCCGTCCGCGTCTCTGCCTTTCAACTCAACCTGCGTGATCGCCTCGATCGGATAGCGCGACAGCACAAAGCTGGCGCGATCGCACTGGAAAGTATCCTGCCAGCCTTCAACCCGGCCAAACTTGCGGTTGCAGAAATTCTCGAAGTCATCAGCGACCCCCTGGCCAATATCGGCAATGACCTGGTCAAAGCGCGTCTCCCCCGCCATCGTGCCGCTCGGCAACAAGTGCCGCTTCAACGTATCCAGATTACCAAGTCCGCAGTTCATATCGTCACACGCTCACCACGCTCCACGCTCACCCCGCTCCACGACCTCCCGGAGCGCCCGCTTCGCCTGCGTCCGATTCCCCGTCTCCTCGGGATACATCGCCCGGTCGCTGGGCGGACCGGCCATAACGCGCGCCGATGTCCTGGGGAACAGTTCCGCCTTCGCATTCGGTTCCCGCCTCCGGTTCTTCGGTAAAAATTCTCTCGGCATATTTCCCTTCACGTTTCACGTTTCACGCCCAGCCAACCGGCAGCGGCCAACAAACAAGCCGCTGCCGGCGACCCGTGCCCAACGCGGCGCGCCTACTCGTAGCGCGCCGTAATTGCATCCAGCGACCCAGCCGACGTGCTATTCAGCAGCACCTGCACCGGCCTGCCTTTATTGCCCACGTAGATCGCCTCACCCGACAGCACCCGGTTCGTGAACACCCCCGTCCATAGCTTCACCGCCGTGCTCATCTGATAGATCTGATCCCCGATCCGCGTGATCGGCACCTTATTCGCAAACACGATATTCGTGCTGCCCGTAAACGATGCGATGGCCTGGTTCGTAATTACCCCAGCCGCCGTCTCCAGCACCACCTGGTCTCCCACCGCGAACCCATTCGTGTAGGCCACGTCGATCGTGGTCCCCGACGCATTGCTCTTCGTGATGCTCAGCGGCGTCACCCCCGTGCTCAGGAGGAGATTCGCGCTCGCCAGGTCGCTCGATGCGATGGTTTGGACGACGCGAATCTGCTGCGCCGGTGATGACGCGAAGTAAACCACCGAGGTCGTAGTTCCGCTCGCAGCGAGCGTGACGAATGTAGGCACCGTGTATTGCGCGCGCGCTGGCATCGCCAGGCACACCACCACTGCGGCCACAATAATTGAGAAAAGTTTATTCATGTTCTTGATAGTTATCTGTCGTTTACCGTTTTCGTTATTATTACTTTCCGGCGAACTACCCACCGATTTTGACCGCTACGTCCTCGCCGACTTTGAACGCCTTGGCCATCTCGGGCTCCAGCCGCGTGATCTCGATCCGCGCGGCCGTGTTTTTCCCGAATACATTGTTCCCCTTGGCCGGAGCCAGGACAACCGTTTGGAGCTCGATCGTCCCGAGCGGCTCGGGCCGAACGCTCTCCACCGTGAAAATATTTCCGTTTTTCTCTGCCATAATGTTCTCTTAAAACAGCCCGTCCCGGGTTTGCTTGCAAAGGCCCGGGCCGGGCATCAGGTTAATTCCGGTTTAGGCCGCCGCCGTCTGCAGGGCAGACATCGCGTCAATCGCCAGCGCCTCGGTGTCGATGCGTTCCAGTGCCCGCATCGCCAGCTCGTCGGTCGCGAAGAACACTTCGCGGCTGACTTCAATCCGCGGCGCTCCGCGCTCCCCGAGATACCAGTAGGACAGGGCGCCGAACATGGCCAGATAGGTGCTGGCCGCAGCCGCTTCCGCATACGGCTGCATCACGCCCACCCAGCGGATCGGGAAGCCGTCCAGCGTGGCCGGCTGTCCACCCGTCGCCGGCTTGTAGATCAGCGGCTGGCCGATGGTGTTGAACGTGCACAGCAGCGCTTCCAACGTCGGATTCATGTAGTAGGCCGGATCATCCACCAGCACGGCGGCATTGACCTTCGCGCGCAGCACGCGGAAGTCATTGATCGTCGCGTCAGTCGGCTTGGTCTTGCCCCCGCCAAGCTGCTTGAGGTAGGTGGGGTTGGCCGCGCAATAGGGGCCGACGCCCGTCTGGTTGGCATAGGTCGCCGTGCCATCACCCAGGAAGAGCGTCTTGTCTTCCACCTTGGCAAGCTGGCGCGCGATATAGCGGGCGAGGAACTGCCCCAGGGGAATGAACGTGTCTTCCTCGATCTCGGTCGGGATCCGGATCAGACCGCCGCACTTGTTGGCGGTGAAGGTGACCAACTCAGCCGTGACCTTCTTTTCCGCGGTAGTCTGCGACATGCCGGCCGTGCCGACGCCCAGGTAGCCGAAGTCGTCTTCGCCGGCCTTCAGGCGAGGCAGTTTCACTGAACCAGCGCCCAGCGGATACACCGTCGCGTATTGGCGAGCCTGGCCAAACTTCCATACCAGCTCGATTACCTGGGGGACATAGACCGTCGGCAGCGGCGTCGAGGTGGCATCCAGCGCCGCCTTCGATACCGTCTCCATCGCGCTCTTCAGATCCATGCCCAGGCATTCGGCGGAGTAATCCAGGAGCCGCTGGCGTCGGCTGCGCTCCGGGATAAGCCCTTCCAGCGCCTGGCCGTCCTTCAAGCGGGACACGTCCAGGATAAAGGTTGCCGTCAGCGCCTTCGCGCATTCATCGGTCACAAACGGCACCCGGCCAACCCATCGCACCCCCGCCTGCGGCGCAGCAGCGAGCTGCTTGCGCAACTTCTTCACATCGCCCTGCAGTTCGTCGGCGCGTTTCTGTTCCGCCTTCAGCAACGAAGGCAGGTTCTTGATGGCCGTCCAGCCGCCCTCCTGCTTCTCGATCTCACGTAGAGCCTTGAACATGCCCTCGTAATCCTTGAAGCCATCCAGCAGCCGGCTGAACTCGGTGACCTGTTCCGGCGTCAGCGCCGCGGTGAAGCAGAAGCCAGGCGCCCGGCTCCGGGCGAATTGCACGAGCTGATAACAGGCGACCATCGCCAAGCATAGCGGTCCCGGCACTCCGACAGCGAATAACGCCACCGCCAGTGCGATCACCAGCAACAGCCCAGTAAGGTTTCTATATTTCTTCATAGTCTTCTTTCTTTGCGATCTCTGCGTTCTTTGTGGTTGCAGAGTTTTGTGAATCAGGCTCGTTCTGACCCGGTTAAGCGCGTTTTAACACGTCGTTAAAACCACGCGCGAGCTGCAGCAATTGAACGTGGCAATGCGCTTGCCCCGCTTCGGCTTCCGCCGAATCGTCATCACCGCAAAATTGTTTCAGGAACTCCTTCAACTCGGTGAGGTCCTTGCGCTCGAGCGCCCCGCTCTTGAGCGCTGCGCCGATCGTCGCCCCCGGGTTCGCTGGCACTACCACGAGCGAGACTTCGAGTAGCTCGCATTTTTTGTAGGTGCGCGAGGGTTCGCCTTTGCCGGAGCCGTTCACCCATTCCATCGGAATGAACCCCACGCTCTGTGACGTGATGAACCCGCCCTTTGCCATCTTGTAAGCCAGGCTGCCCATCGGATTGTCCAAACAGAACTCCACCCGGTTCACCAGCTTGCCATTCACCGGGCCGATGCTCACCGCCCGACCGAGGATCTTCGCAATACTCGAGTAGTCATGGCAGTCGGGAATCACCGGGTTGGCGCGGAAGTTATCGAGCTGCCAGCCATCCAGCTTGATCAGCTCATCATAGCGGTCCAGCGTCTCATCCGTGGCGATGAAGTCCATTACTGGCGCTGAGCCGTCCACCGTCCGCACATCGCACTTGAGCCCGCCTCGCAGCCCCGGTTTCCCGCCAGTCAGTGTTACCACCCGCTCGCCAAATTCAATCAGTGCCTTCATGTTCTTTCCTTCACGTTTCACTTAGCGCAGCCGTGTCCCACTTCTGCTTTCTGCTTTCTGCTTTCTGCTTTCCCGAACCTCATCACTCCCAGCCCAAGGACATTGAACGTCTCGCTCTCCGCATCCTCGCCCGTCTTCTGCGCCGCAAGCTGAATGCATTGGCAGTTGATGATGTTCCCTGGACTCGCCCCCAGGCTATCATCTCCCGGATACAGCATCTGCTCACCCTCCCCGTCCAGATCCACGATGAACGGATCATCCAGCGGAATCGGCGCATCGATGTAGGTCTCCTCCGCGTCTGCGTGCCCAGGCCGCACGCGCGGCCCGTGGCTCGAAAGCCATGCCTTGTATTCCACGCTGGCATCCGCGAAGGCCGAGTGCCGCGCCGCATTGAAGGCCAGGTTGGTTTCCGTGCGCGCCACGCGCATCGCCTCGCCATCGCGCAGATCCTTGAACACGTCTTGCACGCGGGCCGCCAGCTCAGCCGTCGTCTCGCCCGCCTCGTAGCCTTCCTCCAGCGACGTGTTAAGCTGTTCTCGGACGGTCCCACCCACGCCCATGATCGCCTGCTTTCGGCCCGCCAGAAACTCCGCCACCTCTTTGGGCGGCATCTCCCACGGGTCCATTGATCCAACCTCCTGTATGGCCTCAGCGCCAGCTTGTGCCAGTGCCGCTTCGATCGGATGCGTCAGAACGAGATTCAGCGCGTTGCCAAAGTCTGCGGCAGAAAAGATCAAATCCACCAGGCCGCGCTGCTTCGTCCCGCCAGCCTTTACCTGCTCCAGGTGAACTTCATTGAGCTTTGCCACCACCTTGCCCTGGAAATCATTCAGCACCTTGCCGACCTTGCGCTGAAACATCTTCACCGCGGCGGCCCGCGCCCGCATGTGCCGCTGCCAGAGCAGCTTCGTGTCCGGGCTTCGGGTTTCATTCTGCCTTCTGCCTTCTGCCTTCTGCATTCCCCCAAGCAGTCGCCGCATGCCGGCCATTGGCGTTTCGTCATCATCATCGGCTGCCGGCCTACTGGGCATATCCGGTTGCGCGGGATCATCCTCAGCCGGTTCCGGCTGCTCCATCGCATCCGCCGGCTGCAGGTTGAACGGCAAAAACCCCTGGTTGCCCCAGGGCAGATCCCGGAAGCCCAGGCCGTAATTCTGGTTGATGTCGTTAAACGGCACGCCCATCGCGAAAAGCTTCGTGGCCGTATCCACGCGCGTCCGGCGCGCATCCTGCATGATCGGCAGGCTCTCGATGTCAAACCAGCCCACCAGGTCATCGCCAAAGCTCTTCACGATCGGGTCAACCGCCAGCTCGTAGCGGTGGCACTTGGCCGCCAGGTTCTGCTCGACGAAGCTTAGCTTGTCCTCATTTAGCGCATTGCCGCCGCCGCTCAGTGCGCCAACCTTGCTCTCGCCGAACCCCATGACGCTCATCGGCACCTTGTAGATCGAGGCAATCTCCCCGCAGCTAAACTTCCGCGTCTCCAGGAACTGCATGTCCACGTTACTGACCGTTGGCTTCTCGATCTTCACGCCCGAGGAGAGAAACAACGGCCGGTCTGGTGTCCCCGCCTTTCGCTTGCGTTCCCGCAGCGCCGCCGTGAACTGCTCGCGCTGTTCGGGCGTCAGGTTCTGCTCGGTGGTCGCGATGATGCCCGTGTCGGCATTGTTCACCAGCAGCCCCCTCATGAACATCGATGCCGCGTAATCGGCGCTGGCCGGAAGCATGGCCACCAGCAACGGGCTCAGCCCGCGCCAGTAAAGGTATGGGTTCACCTTCCGGGAATGGATCACCTCCGAAGGCGCCAGTATCTCGCTCGGCATCGGCGACATCAGCGGCGACCCGGTGTAGCGCCATGCCTGCAGCTCGTGGCCGGTTACAATGTGCCAGAACATCGAAGTGTCCAGGGTGATCATGCGGCGAACTCGCGGCGCCCGGTCTTTCAGATCCACGACCCCGTCAGATTCGTCCAGCGCCAGGATAAAGAACTCCCCGCGCAACGCATCCCAGCTTGTCACCTGTTCCCAGAACAGCGTCCTGTCCATTGTCGGATGCGGATTGTCGAACAGATCCACCACCTCTCCGGACTCAATGATGCCCTCTCCCAGGGCGCGCTGGCAGAATTGCCGGTGCCTCGGATCGCTGGATCCCCTGAGCGACCGGATCCGCCTCGCCCCTCCGGACCCTATCCGCGAGATCCGGAACGGGATCTGGGCCAAATTCTCGGCCATGACCGATACAGCCGTATAGATCCAGGTGGACTGCATGTAGGGGCTTACCATCTTCGCCCCCATATCATTGTCCGGAACGTCCAGCCCGGTTATCCACGCCTGCATATCCGGCGAAAGCGTCTTCTGTCCGCCTGGCAGCTTGAGCCCCTGGGCGGCGTAGGTTTGGCCGTGAATTCGCTCAGACATGCCTACCCCCTTCAACAATCGAGTTTTGGACGCTCGGGGTGTCCATCCACAACCCCATTAATACCCCGTTAACGCTTCGATAGTGACCTCGCAGCCCCTGCCCGCCCCCTTCATACCCCCCAAACGCCAAATCGCCCCCACGGCCCGCCCTTGGCTGTTCGCTGTTCGATGTTGGATGTTCGATGTTCATTCCTCTTTCAGCACACAATCGCAAAGACCTCTCCCCCCGCAGCGTCCGCCTTGCTCGCCAGCGCCCCAGACCACGCCATATCGCAGTGACTCGCCGCATTCAGCAAGTTCCGGCCCTCGGTGAACACCCATCGCTTCCCCTGGTAAACCTTGCGCATGGCGAAATAGTCCTGGGCCACGTCCGGTTCGCTCTTGGGGAACACCTTCTCTGCCACCGATAGCTGGTTCATCAGGGCAAATCCCATGTCATGCTTCTCACTCGCAAAGTTGACCCCAGTGAAAATCCCCGGGAACTGCGCCGCCGTCTCCCAGCAGATCTGCCTGCCCAGGCCCGTCTCATCCCCAGCCGACTGCAAGGCCGACAGCCTCCGGTGGCAGGTCCAGAGCACCGTCTTCAGGAAGTTCCAATCATCCGTCCGGCACGTGAACAGCCCCGCCAGCTTCAGCCGCCCAGCCTCTTTCCGGTCGATATAGATCGAAGCCAGGTCACCCTGCCCGCTGGCCGCCACGTCAAACCCCAGCCGGTAAGGCGCCGGCTTCGCGAACAGCTTCGCGAATGCCGCCCCAATGAACTGCGCAATCTTGATCTCCCGCGGCGCTTGGCTCTCCGGCCGGAACGTCCCGAACAGCTCCGCCACCTGGCTAGCTTCCATGTGCAGCCGTTCGATGGTGTAATCCTGCCGGCAGTTCTCAATCTGCGCCCAGGGCACAATCGCCGACGTGCTCCCCGTCGGGTTGCAGTTGTAAGCCTGCTCATAGACTTCCGGCAGCCGCGCCCGGTTCTTGCAGTCCTGCAGGAACTCCGCCCGGGTGAACTTCGTTCCCCTCGTCTCATTGATCTTCTCCACCAGGCCCAGCTCCACCGCATCCGCCATCGTCACCCGGTAATAAGACCACCCGCCCTTGCCGGCCCGCGCCTCCTGGGCGAACTGATAGAACAGCGTGTCCGTGCCGTCGTGGGCCGACCAGATCCCCAGGTCGTAGCCCCAGGTGATGCGCCCTTGCGCCGTCTCCCACAACTTCTCGGCATTCTGATGCTTCGCAAATTCGTCCAGCCCCACGTCCCCGCCGAAAACCGCCATCGCGTAAGGGTTTGATGAAAAGGCCAATATCCGCGACCCGTTGTCAAACTTGATATAGCCGAACTTCACCTCCTCCGTGAACGAAGCCCCCTTGTCGTCCTTCCCCTCCACCTTCACCGCGTCCATCCCGCGCGACACGATGGACTTCGTGAAATCGAATATCTCCGCGAACCGCTCGCACGTCTGCAGGTATTCCACCGCCGACTGCTGATCTTTGGTTGCGAAGAGGTAATCGCGATTCTTATTGAGCAGCCGCTTCCGCACGTTCTTGAACGCATCTGCGTAGGTCCATCCGATCCGCACGCTCTTCTCCGCAAACCGCATCCGCGCCTCATCCCTGATCCACACCATCTGATGCGGCAGGAAGTAGCGCGAGAGTTTGCTGTCTCCTGACTCGACATTCAGTGCTGGAAGTATCGCCGCCATGATCAGTATGAGCAGTTCACGTTTCACGTTTCACGTTTCATGCCTCATTTCAGCCCGAGGATTTCATCCACCTTGGCGACGATCGCCTTGCGCTCATCCTCGCCCAGTTCCGCCTTCGGATCACGCAGCTTAGCGATCTCCGACCGCGCCTCGCCCACCTTAGCCTCCAGCACCTTGAGCCGTCGGTCGCCCTGCTTGAGCTTCTCGCCGTCCAACGCCGCCCGCGTCTTCCCGCTCACGTAATCCAGCACGGTTTGCTGCATCGAATTGGCCAGGTTCAGCAGCTTCGGATTCGCCCGCCCATTCACCTGTAGCGACATGATCAGCGTCTTGCTCAGGTCGATCAGCCGCTCCACCTCGGGCGCCGGGTTCGCTTGGAACGCCGCGTCCAGCTCCTGGTTCAATTTTCCACCCGAGGCGATCAGCGAAAACATTTCCCGCTCCGCCTGCTCCTGCCGCTTCCGCGCCAGAAACTCGCTCAGCGAGGAGAGCGCCACCCGGCACCCATCGTCCACGAGAGCCACCTGCATCTGGGCGAGCGTCTTGCCCTCGCGCTCCCATTCATCGATCCGGGCCGCAAACGGGTCCAACTTATTCGGTCGCGCCTTCACAGTCGTTTCGCCAGAAATTCCCCGGCCGGAGTCAGCGCCCAGGACACCGTTCGATCCACCCGGCTCGTGATCGCCCCCAGCAGATCATCCGAATCCAGTTCCCTCAGCGCCTGCCTAAAATCGCTCCCCAGCAGCGCCGGCTGAAGCGCTCGGCACATATCCTCTAGCGCCTCCTGCGTTATGCCCGACCCTCCGGCCGCGAGCGCTGCCTTCAAAATATGCCGCCGCGTTATGTTCACCGGGTTCATGCTCAATTCGTCCTCTGCTTTCTCATGATGTTGTCGATTTTCTCATCGATCCGGTTGAGCTGGTTATTCTGCAGAGTCGTCGAAGTCACCAGCCCACCGATCTGTTCCTCGAACTTGCTCAACCGATGCTGGAGGATCGCCGCATCCTCTTTCCGCTCCTGACGCAGCGACCGCACCTCAATGTTCAGCGCCGCCGCCGCACCCCGCTCCACCCCGCCGATCTTTGAAAACAAATCCTTCACTGTCTCATTCATTGCGTCGTGCCCCTTCTCACACTGCATCCGGGTCACATACCGATCCGCCACCATCGCCTGCACGTCGCTTGCATCCGGATGTCCGCGAAACTCCTTCACCATCTTGATCCCCAGCACCAGCGTCCCCATCACGAACGTCAAACACGCCAGCCACGCCGCGATCCCAACCGGCACGCTATCCGACCCCGCCACCGCATTAATTATGTTAGTCATGGCTTCGTTCCCTTCCGATGCTCGGCATCCCCATTTCTGCTTTCTGCTTTCTGCTTTTCATGTCGTCACCACCGTCTCGCTCAACCGCAGCAACGGACTCCTCGCGATCCAATCCGGCGGCACCCTATACGCCTCCGTCCGCGCCAGCAACTCCCGCCCCACGTCCCAGCAATGCCCAAACACCATCTCCGAGCAGAACAACTTTGCCTCCCACCGATCCCGGCTCGCCCGCCGCGAAACAAACCGCAGCACCGACAGATAGTCATACGGCGTCCCCACGTCCTTGAGCGCCAGCCGCCAGATCCGTTGCTCTTCCGCCACCGTCAGCGGCTCCACGAACTCAAACAGATCCACCACCGTGCCCGGCGTATGCTGTTCACTCAATGAATGCACCAGCCTTACGCACGGCTGCCATGCCTCGATCACGTCCCCATTATCTGCCAGCCAGGCCGCATGAGAATACCGGCTCCGCGTCTGCCACCGTATCATCCGGCTGATAAACGACGTTCCCTGATAGAGCGCGATCCTCATGATGTCGGATTCGGCCCTCGGATTTCGGCCTTCGGATTTCCTTCGGGTTTCGGCCCTCGGGTTTCGGATTTCACTCCACTTCCACTTGCGATTGCCCGCACGATCCCCCAAACTCCCCCATGCTGCGCGATCCACGTCCCGGCCTGGATGATCCTCGGCCAGTTCGCATGGGTTGCCCAGCCCGCCGCAATCGCTACCGACGCATGCACCATCGTCAGCCCGTGCCACGCCGCCACCGGAGATTGCTGGATCAGTTGCATGAGATCGTTCGTCCTCATCGCCGCACATCCGGTTCCCGCTCCACATACTCCTTCAGCGCCGGCATCGAATTCCCCCAGCCCAGGCCGTCGGCCTCCGCAATCGCCCGCGCCTTGCTCCACCCACAAACCCGCATCCGATACAGTATCACCAGCGTTCCCGTCCGGTTCGCCCCATACGCGCAATGCACGATCGTCCCCGGCCCTACCTCCAACAGCGCCGCCTCAAGCTGCGGCCCCACCGGACCAAACATCTGCTGCCAGGCGTCCATCGCAAACTGCCGCGACACAATCCCACTCACCACCGGGTCCGACGTCGTATCCAGGTTCACCGACCTCACCACCCCCATCCCCCGCAGCGCTTCCCATCCCGCCGCTGTCGGAGTCCCGGAACGATAAATCCCCGCCACCCCATTCGTCCCTGCCGCCACCACCGCGAAATTATCAGCAATGTCCGATCGTCGATCGGACCCCCTGGTCGCGCATCCCATAGCTCCCATGATTAAAATTGCGAGAGAGAGCAGAAGGCCAATCACGCACCCGCGCAAAGCGGGAAGGAGCGCGCTGGTAGCGTCAGCGCGCCCCATTTTCCCGCTCGCTTCATGCACAGAAGTCATGTTTCAGCCTTTAGCCTTCAGCCTTTAGCCTTTAGCCTTTAGCCTTTAGCCTTCAGCCTTCAGCCTTCAGCCTGGGTTAGAACTTCTTCGTCAGGTTCAGGCCCCCGCC